TCATTCCCTACAAATCCTCTCCAAAACCTCGCCAAAACTCAGTCGCGGATTATGCCACGTCGATCCACTCGGCGCCCCGGCTGTCACGGTAGAGCGCGGTCATAGCTGCCGACTTGTGGCCGAGCAGCAATTGCGGATCTCGACCTTCTGCTGCGTGCAATCTTGCAGCCAGTGAGCGCATCTCGTGGAAGGTCGGCGGGCTCGCCCCGAACTCAATGTCGGTGCGGTCCCGTGCGGCTGCAAACGCGCTGGTCAACGTGTCCAGCATGATCGGCATTCCCGGCGTCGCGCGGCTCACGGTGCGGCTGTGATGCACAAGATGCTTTGACACTACCGCATCACGGCAGGCTTTAACCACCTCGCCCAACTCGAACCCGATCGATTCCAGGCGCAGCTTCGTGCTGATCCGAAGCCTGGCGCCGGTCTTCGCTTGGATGATGTGCAGGTGCTCGTCGTACACGTCCTTGAATAGCATCGCCGCGATATCATCACGGCGCTGGCCGGTCAGTACCGCAAGCTCCATTGCGCGCTTGAGCCATGGCTGCTTGGCCTCGGCGTAAATCGCCTTCCATTGCTCTAGGGTCAGCCGTTCGCGCTTGACCTTCACCTTCGCGGCTCGCGTCACTTCGACCGGGTTGTCCTTCCGCCATCCAGCCGCTATCGCCTCGCGCATCAGGTCGCTCAGCAGTGACCGCATGGCTTTCGCCATCTGCGCCTTGCCTTGATCAGTGAAGGTCTTCAGGTAGGCGGCAATCTCAAACGTCCCGATGCTTTCCGTGTCAAGGTGCCCAAGCGCCTCGCTCAACCGATTGAGCCTCATGCGCACCGTTTCCTTGCTGCGGTCAGATACATCTCGCTCTGCGTAGAGCTTGCGGTACTCGTCGATCCATTCCGAGAACCTGCGGGCCGGCGCGGCTGCTATACGCTCAACCAGGTCCGGCTGCATCTTGGCGCCGGCATGGTTGGCGTGCACAGCTTCACGCACGGCCTGCGCCTTGTCTGAGCCAAGCCCGTACCACTTTCCTGACAGCGGGTCACGGTAGCTGTAATAGGTGACGCCGTTCCTGTTATCCGTCTTGCGGTACAGGTTCGGCGGCAGGTCTTTCGAACCGGTCTTACGCGGCCTTGGCGCCATGTCGATCCCTCGCGATGCGCCCGGCTAACCTGCCAGGCTCGATGTACTGTGCGTCTGGCTCAACATAATAGCTGCGCCCGTGCTTCACCGGGGCGGGGAAGATCTTCGCTTCCCGAGCCCAGCGCCGCAGCGTGTTGAGCGTCGGCACCGGATCGAAGTTCGCTTCCGCCCACTTCTCAAGGCTTAGTTTCATCTCTCACTCCCTCCACTTCGCGCCGGCCGCTTCGATGGCGTCGATCGCCTCGCCGCGCATGTCGTTCCAGCCGCCCTCATAGCTCGCGTATGGCGGCGCCTTCATCGGCTTCGGCATCTGCACAACCATCTCCGCCCTCGACGCCCGCCACACATTCCGCATCTGGTCCTTCACGTCCTCGAAGCATTCGCGCCAGAGCTGCTGCTGCCACCAAACCTCGAACTCGGCATCGGTCTTGTCTGTCATCTCTATCTCCTCCCGCATTGGGGCTAGGCGTTGGCGTCCTGAATGTCTTCTTCCGTAAGCACGTATTCGGTCACGTCTGTTATCCGGTAGAAGGTTGGGTGGCAGTGGCGATTCACCCAATCGCTCAGCATCGCTTCGAGCTCTGCCTTCGCCTCGGCCGTCACGCATGGAAAGTCCTCGGCGTGCTCGCCGAAGTTGTCGTAAGCGCGTTCGCCCATCATTTCGAGAACGTCATCTGCACTGATAAAGGCAGTGGCTGGCGGGGTTACTCCTGTGCCGAAGTAAACCGTGTCCCCTGCCTTTAGCTCGTCATTGCCAGCAAGCAAATCTATGAGGCAGTCGCAGTTCCAGTCTTCTTCGTTATCTGACCAGTACGTCGGGTTTTCAGTAGTCATAGCAAATCCTCCCAGCCGACTCTCGCCGGCAGGCTGTGTGTTTGGGTGGGGTTAGGGGGTTAGGCGCGACGGCTTCGCTCGTTCTCGGATGCCAAAAACCAAATCGCCGCTCCTATTCCAAGAGGCGGCACTGCCAACGCAAGCATGGCCAGCATGTGCCGACCCTTGATGGCAAGAAAGACGCCGCCTCCAATCCAGAGCGACGACAAAGCGCAAACGGCCAACAGCGCCGGCCCCGCAATCAGAATGGTGGTCATATCACGCCTCCTTCGCAGCCATGGCGGCGTCGATGGCCGCATCAACGCCGTCTCCGCCTTCGCTGTAGATGACCCCGGCAATTCGATACGCAGAGCCTGGCAACCGCCCGCGCAGCCAACGATACCGCTCCGCATCCTTCCGCATCCTATCCCGCTCGGCGGTCACGGCTGACAGGGCGGCGAGGTGGTCACCGTACTCGCACCAACCGCCTTCCTCGCTGGGATACAGGCAATCAACGTCCAGCGCCCAACGTTTCACCCCTTCCGCCTCTGCGGGCTGCTGCGCGGCGAGCTGACCGAAAAGCAGCAGTTCGACCGAGCCTGCAAGGCTCTTTCCGATGCAAGCGATATCGCCAGCCTGAGCGGCAGCGAACTTGCCAAATTCCGCTGGCGCAAGCCTGGCCTGATTGCTCAGGTCGAGCACTGGCGCGAGCAGCTGCAAATGACATTGGGGCTTGAGGCCGCATAAACCCTGCCCAGCCAAACACACCGCCGCATGGCGGTTTTTTTATGCCCGCAGTTTCGGATGGGACGGGGCGCCACCGGGCCGGATGGCTCGGCACCATCGTTGCTGGCGGGTTGCGCAGTGCCATGGCTTTGCTCGGCGGTCCTGCAGGCGTGGTTTTGCTTGCTGCCGGATGCCTTCGAATCAATGGTATTCGACGCCGAATCGTTGAGCGATGCAGTTTCTGGCATGGCTGAAGGGATGGCGCGCTCTGTAGTCAACGCTCTTGGGCAGATGGCTGCGCAATGGCTTGCCTATCAGGCTGTACAGCTGCTAGTCGGAAAGACTACGCAATCTAGCGCCGCCTCGGCTATGGCAACAAATGCGCAAGCCTCCGCGCTGCAAGCTGGGATTAACGCCTATGCGAGCGCCGCGGCGATACCAATCACTGGGTGGGCGATGGCCCCTGCCGCAATGGCATCGGCGCTCGCTGTAACTGAGCCAATGGCTGCCGCGGTTTCTGGCTTGGCGCTTGCCGGCATGGCGCACGACGGTATCGACAGCGTGCCTCGTGAAGGTACTTGGCTGCTCGACAAGGGGGAGCGCGTTGTTGACCAGCGCACCAACGCCGACCTGAAGGACTTTTTGTCAAGCGGTGGAGACGGCGGAAGCGAGGTGATCGTCAACGTGAACCTAGTTGAGGATTCGAGCCGTGCAGGGAAAGTCGACAAAACCCAAAACAGCGATGGCTCGTGGAATGTGACGGCATTTGTCGCTGACATCTATAGCGATGGGCCTGCTGCACAGGCGCTACAGCGCGCATTCGGAATGCGGAGAGCCGGCCGATGATTGAGTATCCAGTAGAGCTGCCGTTCCCGACCAGGGAAGGCTTTGCGCTCGAGTCGACGAATCAGATCGTACGCACCGAAATGCAGAGCGGTCGGGCACGGCAGCGCGTCCGATTCACCAGCGTTCCGTCTTTCGTGTCGCTGCGCTGGATCTTCACGACGCCACAAGCCCAGCTGTTCGACGCATGGGCAAGCGATGTTGCGAGGGCTGGATGGTTCGCGCTGAAGCTGAGAAGCCCGATCGGGCTGACCGAACATCAGGCGCGGCTCATCGAAAGCCCGCAGGGTCCTGCGCTGTTCGGCCTCGACCGCTGGTCATATACGGCCCGCGTCGAGCTGCGTGACAAGCCGAAGGTTGCGCCTGGCTGGGCCATTTATGCCCCTCAATACATCCTGCTCTCCAGCGTATTTGACCAGGCTATGAACCGGGAGTGGCCAGAAGCATGACCATCCTTGAGCAAGTCTATGCATCGGGCGGCGACGTGATCATTCACACGTTGGAGATCACGTGTGCTGCCTGGGCTGATCCGATCCTGCTGTGCGAGGGGTTCGAGAATCAGTCGGTGATCGACGAGAACGGGCGCGCGCTGACCTTCGAGGCGGCAGCATTCCAACTCGCCGAGCCAGAGCGCAGCAACCGCGGCAGTCAGACGCTCGACTTCGCTGTCGATGGCGTCATGGGCACGGCACAGCAGAAGGTCGACGCGGCGCTAGAGGCAGAGGAGCGCATCACGCTGATCTACCGGAAGTTTCTCGCCAGCAATCTGACCGAGCCGGCCGAGCGCCCGTATCGCATGACCATCCTTGGCGGCGAGATGAATGGCTCGACGGTCCAGCTGCAGGCCGGGTTCTTCGACCTGATCAACCGGCAGTGGCCGCGCGACGTTTACTCCACGACGTTCTCCCCTGGCCTGAGATACCTGTAGAATAGACAAGTGCGGCTAGGGTAGCTCCCGAAAAGCCGGCCCCTAACCGGCCTGCCGCACCTCATCAGTTAGGGTTCGTACTGTAGGGGTATGGATAATGCAAATAACGCACGACGTTGTAGTTGAGCTTTTTGAATACAACCCTGAAACAGGGGTTTTCGTGTACAGAGAGCGCGGCAGACATTGGTTCAGAAGCGAGCAGCGCCGAAAGTCTTGGAACACCATGTTTGCCGGAAAGCGTGCCGGAACGGTCCAAAGCAAGGGGAACGGCTATACCAGAATAAAGATCGGTATTTGCGGAAAGCAGTATCTGGCTCACCGAATCGCATGGATATACATGACAGGTGAGCAGCCTCCCGCCGAGATCGACCATGTAGACCGCGACGGAACTAATAATAGCTGGAATAACTTGCGCGATGGCACCGGCTCCAATCAGCGAAACAAAAGCATGCAGCGAAACAATCGCACAGGTGCAACTGGCGTTTCCTGGAGCAGGGTCTGTAAAAAGTGGGCCGCGAGGATATGGGTTGTCGAGGGTGGAAAGCGTATCTACAAATCCTTAGGGGTTTACGCGGAAAAGGAAGACGCCATATCGGCGATTACTATCGCGAGATCAGAGCATGGGTACGACCCAGAGCACGGACTGAGAAAGGCTCCGTACATAGCAAGCAACCCCGCCTAGTGCGGGGTTTTTCATTTAAAGGCTGAGCATGCTGGATGACTATCTTTTTGCCGAGTACGAGGATGGTGCTAACGGCGAAATTGTCAATGGAAGGCGCCGCTACAACTGTTGGACGTTAGCCTGTGCAGTGCGTCAAGAGGTTCTTGGCCTGCCGCCACTGCCCGATGCCGGCGTGATAAGTCGCCACCGGCTGCGCGAGTCAGCCAAAAGCTACCGGGTCTATGCCGATCTTCTGCCAGAAGGACCGCCAATACCAGGCGCTCTGGCCGCCGTCATGAGCGGCGAGCTATGCACTCACGTCGGCGTCGTCCTTGAGCTGGACGGAATGCTGGCCGTGCTTGAGATCAACCCAAAAACCGGCTGCCGCTGGCTCCGCATCGCCGACTTCGAACGCACCTATTACCGAGTGAAATACCATGCCGATCGAGATTTACGCGAGCAAGTTTGCGGCAGAGCCGGCTGAGCGCCACGAAACCAGCGATCGCATGACTGTGGCCGTCTGGCTGCGCGCCAACGTGCCGAGCTTCGAGGATCGCGACAAAGCGCCGATCAGCGTAACCATTAACGGGAAGGTAGCTGAGCCCGCATCGTGGGATGACGTGGAGTTCGATGGGGGCGACCGCGTCTGGATCTGCGTTGAGCCGAAGGGCAGTTCGCTTGAAAAGATCTTCAAGCCAGGGCCGCTCGCGAAACTATTTGGCCTGGGGAACCCGTTCGCTCAGCCAAAGGCGCCGACCACCCCGAAAAGTCCTGGCCGGGGCGCTGAGCTTGACCTGGCATCGGTCAAGGGCAACCAAGTTTCGCTAAACGCCGTAATCCCCGAGATCGCCGGCAGGTTCAAGCGGTACCCGGACTATCTGCTGCCTGGGCATCGGTACTTTACCGGACCTCGTGAGCACTGGATCGAAATGCTGCTCTGTGTTGGCAAGGGCAAGTACGACATCCCGGCCAGCAAAATCCGCGTAGGCGACACGCCAATTATTTCGCTGGGCGCAGATGCTGAGTTTGCCGTTTACCAGCCAGGCGCCGATCTTAGCGCAGAGCGTGCGGCCGATTGGTGGCACACGGCCCCAGAGGTCGGCGCCACGTCTACGGGCACGGCAGGCCTTGAGCTTAATGCGACATACGCGGTGACACCAACGCCGAGCGCGCGCGAATACCGATTCGACGGGTTCGAGATATCGATACCGAGCGGCGCAGGGCAGTACCCAGCAGGATGGGCTGCCGGCATGATTGTTCGCGTACAGCTGCCGAAGGCCTACACCGTAATTGATGGCGGGTCTGGCGCTGACATTATCGATGGGGATTTTTCCGACCTCGCGCCGTTTGTCGGCATGAAAGTCGAAATATCAGGAGAAAATGCAGGCCTGTACACGGTCGCTACCTATGTTCCGCCTGTTGCCCCATCAACAAACGGCCAGATCACCCTGAACTATAGCCAAGGAGGCCCAGCTACGGGCCTAAAAACAGGCGGTTTGTTGATGGCCATTGGGTATGCGGGGTTGCGTTATCGCATCACTGCAGCCGGAACGTACTCGATTTCCGTCGATCGCCTGACGGACACCGGTAGCACAGACACAGCCTGGCCGGGATTTTCCGGAGCGACCTCAGCGGCTGCGGTCCTGCACCTCGATGGTTCAACCCAAGAAGGGGCGTGGGCTGGTCCGTTTTCTGCCTGCCCGGACGGCGAGGTTACAACCAAGATCGAATGGGACGTTCTGTTTCCGCAGGGGCTGTCGTACATCGATCAGGGCACCGGAGACCTCGGGTCTCTATCAGTGACTACAGAGCTGCAGTACCGCGACCGTGAAACGGCTGGAGCCTGGACCAGCGTCATCAAGACGTACACCGGGAAAACGCTCGACACGATCGGGTTTACTGACTCGATTTCGCTTGGGTCGGCGATCAGGCCGGAAGTGCGGATGCGCCGAATCGGTGCCAAGTCGACACAGACCAACTACCAGGACGTTGTGCAGTGGTACGGGCTGAAGGCGCAGCTTCCTGTCAAGAAAACCTATGAAGGGGTCACTGTGCTGGCCGTTCGCGTTCGCGGCGGCGATCGACTGGCGTCTCAGTCGGAAAACCTCGTGTCGGTTGAGGCAACTCGTGTTTTGCCAGTGCGAAATGGCGGCGCTTGGGATGTGGAGACACCGACTCGCGACATCGTTCCGTGGATCATTCACGTTGCTCATTCGATTGGTTACACGGATGACGATCTTGATATGGCCGAGCTGGACCGCCTGCACGTCATATGGGCCGCGCGTGGCGATAAATACGATGCCGTGATTGATTCGGCGAGCACCGTGAAGCAGTCGCTGTTGGTGGCCCTGCAGGCTGGATTCGCAGACTTCACCATCGACCGCGGCCTGATCCGTCCGGTTCGTGATGAGCCGCGTACGGTGATGGAGCACCCCTACACGCCGCAGAACATGACCAGGCCGTTGACCCGGCAGTTTGCCGCGCTCAAGCCTGATGACTTCGACGGCGTCGATGTGGAGTACGTCGACAGTCGCACCTGGCAGAAGGAGACGGTCCAGTGCCGCCTGCCTGGTGATGCTGGGGTTCGCGTCGAGAAGCTGAAGCTGGATGGCGTGACCGGGAAGACCCAAGCTTGGCGGATCGGGATGCGGCGCCGGATGGAGCAGAAATATCGGCGCTGGTCGTACAGTTTCGGCACCGAGCTAGATGCGCTGAACAGCCGCTATCTCAGCTACGTTCCGCTGCAAGACGACGTGCCAGGCTACGGCCAGAGCGCGCTGATGCTGAGCTACGACAACGGCATCATTGAGTCATCCGAGCCGTTCGACTGGTCGGCTGGCGGCGAGCATGTGGTCGGTATTCGCCGGCCAGATGGCGCGCTCTCCGGACCATACGCCGCAACGCGCATTGATGACTATCGGCTGTCGATCACCGGCTTGGACTTTGAACCAGACACCTCGTGGAGCATCGAGCCGCCGCACCTGCTATTCGGCCCGGTCAATCGCTGGAGCTATCCGGCGCTGATCACGTCGATCAGCCCGAGCGGCACTGACGGCGCAAGCGTTGAAGCGGTCAACTACGCGCCCGAAGTCTACGCCTACGACGACGCCACCCCGCCAGCCTAACAACTAGCCAACACCACATACCGGACACGGCCCGCAAGGACGCCGTGCGATTCCGTTCGCCTGGAGTAAACGCATGACTTTTAATACCGGAAACCCTGTTGGCTCTACCGACGCGCGGGATCTGCACGACAACGCTCAGAATCTGGACAGATTTGCAAACGGGGACGAGCCGGAGTACCTCGATCGGCTTGGACGTCCGCGCAAAAGCTTGGCTGGCATTCGTGCGGAGGTTACGGAGGCTCTGTCCAACCTCGGCTATCAAGTCATCGGAGATTATGCGGTCGGCCTGATTGTGCAAAACTTCGGGCAGGTCTTTCGCAAAGACGGGGAGTTCTACCGGGCTAAGGCTGATCTGACGCTGCCGTACCCGCTGGATGGCGATTGGGCAGTTGATGCGCCAAAATTCGTATCGGTTGGCGATGCGGTTCTGC